ATCACGCTTTAGACCACTTACCCTAATGTAGTCGGCTGCGACATAAATCATCGCATCCAAAAACTCCTCCCTCGCCATATGAAGCCATGAGTTCACCGGTGTTCCCCAATCCCTAGTGTCATCATCCGTACGAACACCATGATTATATTTTCTCAACCCGAGCTCGAGCCGTCCGGTTAACTCTTCGAGAATTCCCATTTGTATTCATATCGGCCCTAAACTTTAACCAATAGTTGCGGTACTCCACCATCTTCTTGTTCGAAGGGGGTGTCTTCTTACTCATGATGTAGTTGGCAGCCGCGCGCTTGTAAGCATTCTTGAGATTGAGAGCGATACCGGTGGTATTCACAGTGTTCATGAGGTACTTCCTCTCAAGTTCTCGGCGTCGTTCCATCTTCCACCTACCGACCACATTCTTTTTGACCTGGTCGATATCCTTCTTGAATGGGACACCCAACTTGTTACCTTTATTGAGGGCGTTGAGAGCGGACTTCATGTTACGTACATCTTGGTTGAGGCTAGGCTTGTAGCGTTTCATCCACTTGTCACCATAGAGTTTGGTGATATCTTTGCGAATGGAGTTTTCGTCGAGACCCCTCTTTTTCATAACCTCAGCCTTCTTGACGTTGCGCTTGGCAGCTACGACATTCCGTTTGGTGGGTTTGGGTGGCGGAGTTGGAGGTTTAGGTTTGGGCTTGTTTAGGCTGTTCCGAACTTGTTCAATCTTTTTACAGAGGGTGACTTTTGTATCCTTTTTGTCAGGTACAATCTTTAGGATCGCAGCGACACGAAGAATTTCATCCTTTTTCATGTCGGTACATATTTTTCGACCAATCTTGAATGTATTTCCGGTGCCAACGAGTGGGACATTCTTTTTCTTATTCGTGTTCTTGAAGGTGACATTCTTCTTCTTGATCATCGCACAGATCTCTTGTTTAGTCGCACGCCTCGTGACACCGTTCCTAGTTACTCTGAAGTTGACAACACCCATCTTTCTCGCCATGTTTATGAGGTCAGGTCTCTTCATGCGTTCACAAGATTTCGTGTCATTCTTTTTCTTTGGTGACACAGGCTTTTTCTTCGTCTTTTTGGGTTTTACACCTTCGTCAAAGATACCAGTGACAGTGATCTGACCATCCTTGTACAGTTTCTCGACCAAATCCTTGGCGATGTCATACCCCTTCAACATAGCTCCGGGAGTTTTAGCACCCACAACCTGAATGTTCCCGGTCTTAGAAAAGATGAGGGTCATGTTCTCGATGGGTACATAGAGAAAAGGTGTTTGTTCTTCGAGGATCGACATGTTCGTCATACCGTACATTCTCTGTCGACTCGCGATCATGGGTAAACTCCTGAAAAGTCCATTAATTCTAAACTGTCCACTCAAATTGTTGTACGTGAATGGGTTGTAAAAGAAGGGTTGCTTTTCGGTATAGGTATTGACGATGAAACGACGAATGAGTTCGGGTTGCTCAGAGATATTTGTACCCACAAAACCACCCGAAAAACGAATTTTCCCATTACGGTAAATGTTTACCGTCGCACCTTTACTTTCAGTGTCATTGGAGAGTGTTAACATGAGCTGCACAGTGAAAAAGTTCTTGTTCAATGCACCTTTGGGACCCGCGGATCTTGTGTGCGAGAAACCAGTTTTAAACTGACCGTAAATTCCCTTTATTTCTCGCGTGTCTATATAAAGACCTTCGCCGATAGGTGTTTTTGGGAGTGGTCTCTTCGCGAGGATGTTTTTGAGATCGACCACAGTTTCCTTCTGTCCGAAACCCGAATCGACCGTGGCGTTAAACATACCAGGGTTAAATTTACTGAATTGAAGTGGGGTTTCCTCGAATTCACGAAGTATGTTATTGGCTATCTTTTCTTCATTCACATCGTCGAACTCATTTTCGAATGCTTTAAACGCACCTGTGTATGTCTTATCGTTGACCAAGTTCATCTGAAGACGCTGTGGAACCTGCACCCGTCTGGGTCTGGGTCTAGGTGGTGTGCGAAATCCCGCGGCGCGTTCACGTTGTCTTCGTAGCATATTCTGTTCGAGTTCTCGGGCGAAGTCATTGTTCTCATTCGAGTTTGAGTTTGTTACTTCGACACCAGATTGTCGGACAAATTCCTTGACCTTCTGGCTCATGTTATTATATATGAGTATTTTTTTAATGATTGTCTGTGAAAGTAAGGTCGTCGTCGTCACTGATCAGATCGAGACCATAGATGATTGGTTGGTGCTTGTACAGACGCCCCTTATAGGTTACCGTATCGATGCGCACCTCAACATCCCGAGCACTGAATGGACCGGCATAGAAATCTTGGTGGAACTTGTGATTACCTAGATTGTTCTCCTTGCAATGTTGGTTAAACTTGGGTACAAACTCCTTTTGGGGTACGAAGAGTTCCTTGTCAAGCCTAATGTAGGTGGATTCGAGGAAGTTTGTGAGACTACTCGCGACCATCGCAACCTGCTTCTGGATCGTCTTGAAATATGCGGGTACTACGTTCCAAATATCTTTGTCCCTATACTTACTCGAGTAATCGAGGTATGCCCTGACGCATTTCAGTAGAATGATGGGTAATTCTCTGTCAAGTTTTTCATCGAGTTGTGGGTCAGCTTCCTGGACCTGTTTACCAAAGTTCCAAGGTAAAATACGACGCAGCACGGATCCAGAGTTATCTTTCCAGTTGGGAACCTCGTTACCTCCCAAAACTCCCGGTACCTTCCATTCGACGGATACAGCCGTCTGGTTCTTGATCGCGATGGATACATCTTCACCCGAAACGATCGACTGAAACTCAGCCTGTTCGAGGGCGAGATCACCCTTCACCTCGGGGGCAATAAACATGAAGGCATCCTTGATCGCAGAGAGACCGAACTTCTTCTCGATATTGTTTGAGAGGGTTCCTACATCTTCGGGTTCGTAAAACTTCTTGAAAACCTTCGTGATGAGGGTAGATTTACCAGAACGTGCGATACCCTTGAAGAATGGGATCACCTGCCACCCATCCAGTTCACCGACGTCAAAGCACAGCCGACCACCCATGACATACGCCCAGTCACACACCGCATCCTCAAACTTCTGATACTTTAGGACGGAGTCGAAATAGGGAGTGGGGATATCTTTCCAATTTTCCATATGGGAAAAGTCGTCAAACTGTTTGTCAAAGTATTTGCATGCGATGATACTGGGATCGAGGCATGCATACTTGTCACTCTTATACGGATAAAATCTACATTCATAGGCACCCCTCTCCGGGATCCACTCTTTACCCACAAATACACCATTCTTGAAGGCCCAAACGTGACGACGCTTCTTGATTTCAGGAAACTGGGCATCTTTACACTTGGAGAGGTTATCGATAACTTCTCGGAAGATTGAACCCTTACTCGTAAAGTTCTTCCAGATGACAAAATTACTTTCCTTTTTGGGAAGTGAATAGACATACTCTTCGATGGTAAACTTTGGATCCCACGCCCTCGTACGGAACCCATCGACCGTCTTAATCTCTTCACAGCAGTGTCCCTTGTAACGGCGATATCCCGCCCTGTAAGCCTCCTTGAGTGAGAGCATCAGACACTTCTGGAGGGGTGTTGAACTTTCGATGTCTTCTTCATTCATGGCAGAGGGATCTGTGTAGACACTCACTTGTGGGAGTGCCGTTGGCGAGTTCACACGCTCGTAAGAAATCCGATGGCGTCGAACATTCTCGAAACCATCTTCAATCTGGAGAATGACGTAATTGATTCTCTTGATGGTCAGGTCCAAATCTTCATATCCTTTACCATTAGCTTGAACATGGTTCGTGAGTTGAATAAGAAAATTGATCATCCGCTGTTTAATACCCAGAACTGCCATGATGTCAAAACGGTCAGGGTAGGGAAAGCCATCGTCGTCGAAATTATCGGGGTGTACAAATTGTCTGTAGCCCAGCATAGCTGAACGCTCTAAACATTTTGAGTGGATTTCGGGGTTGAGGTACCATCTGAATTCAAAGTCATCGATAATATTGAGTACCTGTTCCTCATTCATTGACTGGATGTTCTGCTTCTGAAGCTCAGCAAGAGCTTCATATATGTTTGGATCCTTATCAATGAAGTGAGTTACTTTCATTTACACTAATTATACTTCTTCTCTCTAAATTAATTTTTCATCTGAGACAACATCTTTATAAGAATTTTGTTCTGAGTCTGAAGCTGGTTCGCAATGTTGACGAGGGCAGAGCAGACAGTGTCACCTTCGTCAGTAGCCAGAAGAGAGGTCATGAGTTCGGCAATCTCTACACTCTCCCCAAAGTCCTCCTCAATCTCATCGTCCTCGATCTCATCGTCCTCCATCTCAGAGATTTCATCCTCAGACACGATCTCACCCTCCTCAATTTCGTCCTCAATTTCTTCAGGCTGTGTCGACATTTATTATTGACTGAGAAAAATCAGGGTCGGGAAATGCGCATTTGTCCAGAATTATTTTCTCCGTATAGAGTACAAAACACTCACAATGGCCGGCGGTCTCATGCAACTCGTAGCTTACGGTGCCCAGGATGTCTACCTGACTGGCAACCCCGAAGTCACCTTCTACCAGGCGAAGTACAAGCGCCACACCAACTTCGCGATGGAGAACATCGAGCAGACCGTCAACGGTACTGCCGCCAACTCCGGCCGCGTCTCCGTCACCGTCGCCCGCAACGGTGATCTCGTCGGTGACATGTACATCGAGCTCCTCTCGCTCACGTCCAACACCGCGACTTCCCACGCCGACAACGACTGCAACTGGGTCGCCGAGCGTGCGATCAACAACGTCGAGCTGTCCATCGGTGGCCAGCGTGTCGACAAGCACTACCAGAAGTGGTGGCGTATGTACTCCGAGCTTTACCTCGACGAGACCAAGAAGGCTAACTGGGCTAAGATGACCACTGCCCCCTCCTCCACCGTGTACCTGCCCCTCATCTTCTTCTTCAACCGCAACCCCGGTCTCTACCTGCCCCTCATTGCCCTCCAGTACCACGAGGTGCGCATCGACATCGATCTCTCGTCCGATTTCAACACCTACCTTGACACCACCGTCTTCAAGGTGTGGGCTAACTACATCTACCTTGACACTGAGGAGCGTCGCCGCTTCGCCCAGAAGGGTCACGAGTACCTGATCGAGCAGGTCCAGCACACCGGTTCCGACACCGTCACCTCCGATAAGACCAAGCAGGTCCGCCTCTCGTACAACCACCCCGTCAAGGAGCTTGTGTGGTGCTTCTCCAACACCGCCGCCTCTCGTTCCGAGTTGTGGAACTTCACCTCGCAGAACGTTCTGGGTACCGAGATTGTCCTCGAGTCCGACCCCAGCGACGCGGCCGCTGAGGCCAACTGCTACGTCCCCGTGTCTTCGGTCGGTACCCCTCTCTACTCCGCTGGTCTCTCCTCTGCGAAGTACACCGAGGAGGCCGTCGGTCCCCTGTCCACCTTCAAGCTTGTGCTTAACGGCCAGGACCGCTTCAAGGAGCAGAAGGGCAAGTACTTCAACCAGGTGCAGGCCTTCAACCACCACTCCGGTAACCCCGCGCCCGGTATCTACTCGTACTCTTTCGCGCTTAAGCCCGAGGAGCACCAGCCCACTGGTACCTGCAACTTCTCCCGCATCGACAACGCCCAGGTCGCTGTCACCATGAAGCCCACCGACGCGACCACCATGCACATGTTCGCGACCAACTACAACGTCCTCCGCATCCAATCCGGTATGGGTGGCCTCGCCTTCTCCAACTAAGCATCAAGTCTTAGTTTTTTGATAAAAAATTACCTTTTAAAATGTGTAACAGACATTCTAAAACGTAAAATGTTTAGGAACCCAAGTTGGGTCGTTGGCCACGTCCATAAACTCTGTGTATCAGAACAGAGATCACCGTGGTGAGACACCTAAGAAGGCTTCGGAGTACAAGGATCTAAAAGAGAAAGTCAACAAGAAACTATGTACGAAATCTACACAGATGGAAGTTGCCTCGGAAACCCGGGAGCTGGTGGATGGGGAGCCATAGGGGATGGTATGAAACTGTGTGGTGCCATGGCGAACACGACGAATAACATCATGGAGATGACTGCAGTCGCTAAAGCCCTCGAGGAATGTGTAAAGAGGGGTATCAATGAAGTACGATTTTTTACAGATAGTAGTTATGTTAAAAATGGAATTACAAAGTGGGTGACTAATTGGAAGAAGAATGGATGGAAAACGTCGCTGGGGGAGGATGTCAAGAATAAGGAACTATGGATACAAATCGATGCACTCCGAGAAAAAGTGAAGATGGTTGAATGGCGTTGGGTTAAAGCACATAATGGACATCCCAAAAACGAAGAGGTTGATACACTCGCTAGAGAATGTGCGATGACTATTACCTCTAACGAGAAACAAGTTCCCACAAAACAAAAGAAACAAAAGTTTTACACTGTTGTTCGAGGACGCATTCCAGGGATTTACACTACATGGGATGAAGCTAAATTGCAAGTAAATGGATTTCCAGGGGCGGTGTATAAATCATTCAGCTCCGAGACAGAAGCTAGGAATTTTATATCTACCAATCATAATGGGTGAGGAAGATATAGATGCCCAACCAGTGAAACATTTCTGGTGTGAGAAGCAGGAAAACCTGCTCGTGCGTTGGGCAGAGAAGGCGGCGGGATACAGGTGGCTTCACAATCACGCTCGCCTCTATTTTAAAAAACAACACGACTATCTGTCATATCCAAGTATTGTGATCGCAAGTATCACCGGTGTTGGTGGTTTCGCGGTCCTCAATCCAAGTGGAAATGATGATGTGAGTTCGGATATGAAGACAAAAATTATGATAATCCAGTACTTCTTCGCCTTTCTCAATGTTCTTGGTGGTATTCTCACCTCCATAAGTAAATTCAGTCAGAGTGCAAACTTGGCTGAGGCACATTCGGCGATGTGTGTCCAATATTCAAAGTTTTACCGTAACATTGATATGGAGTTGTCCCTCGACGTTCAACATAGAGAAGACGTAGTCGAATTCGTACAAAGAGCTCGTCAAGAATACGATCGACTTCTCGATGATGCACCAGACATACCAGCCATATCTATACAGGCTTTTAATATAGAATTTCCACATAAAGAGAACAAGCCCGATGTGTGTAACGGTCTCAGTATTATCATGAGTGACGATGCAGCTTCGACGATTTCTTCTACTGCAAATCCTGTAGCCAGGTGGGTCACGAGCGTGAGGAAAATGAATTTCAAAAGGAGGAGTCAAGATTTGCCCCGACAAAATTCTGTTGAAGTATAATAAAAGATGAAGACTTTCCTGAACATTTTAGTCGTCACGTTGGTATATGGACTCGTGTACAGTCAAATGAGCCCTGATAGTTTCGGCTTTAAGTCTCCTCTCGATCCATTTTACTTTGCGTGCACTACCATGAGTACCGTGGGCTATGGTGACATTTCCCCCAAGACGGATATGGCGAAACTGATGGTGATGTCCCAACAGATTGTGTTGATGGGTGAGCTCTCGAAGATGCTTAAGTTATTTTAGAGTACAAGACTTATCTGCGAACAGAATATAAAACGTGACCAACATGATCATCATCACAAAGAATACATTTGAATATTTAGGAAAAATTCCCATACCCAGTACGATTAGACACAATACGTACATGTATACGAATTGTGTGTATTCAAAAAATCCCCTTGAAATTCTATCGAATGATATTTTACCTGGATAAGACACGAAGACCGCATCGGAATCCCTGTCAACACCAATTTGGTTCATATTTTCAAAAATCATTTGCGTTTCATCAACTTTTATGAACGGGTGTTTTTTACAGATCGTATTCAAATTAACTTGATCATCTTGACAACGTATAGCTAATTCTTCCTCGAGAACTTGTCTCAATTCTTTAACATAACCCATATACATTCCCGCATTCGCAGACAAATCATTTACACATGTACCCAATATAAAATCACCCGGATTATTCGCCTTTGAAAAAAGAACTTTGCAATTATATCGTTTAAAAAGTTTAACAACATCCGTAGGATCGCGATTAACTTTAGAATCAAAACCATCGACGAATACAACTATATCATCATCACGCTTGGTTTTAAGATGTTCGACTAGACCTTTGGATTTATCACTAAACCCATTCCACTTTGTTCCCCAACCCAAAACCTTGATTGGAACACCAAATTCATTATTCACCAAGTTTTCAAACATACCCTGTGACTTGTTGGCGTATGTCACAATTTCTACGGACATTATTAAAATATACCCAGATAATAAATGAGAATACTCGTGATACTCTTATTTATGACATGGTTCTTTTTGTATGGGTTCCCGTAATTTTTCGTATTCGCCACACATGTCATTAGCAATATAAAAAGATGAGGATTATCTAAATCAAATGAATGTGGGTATCCTCACAGCCGGTGGTGTGTGTCCAGGTGTCAATAACCTTATCCATTCTCTGACACTTTATGAAAAT